TAAAGCAGATGCTACTGTTAACGAACTTGAATTACTTGTAAAATATTTGAAGGAGATTTAAATTGTCAAATTATACGAAAGCCACCAACTTTGCTGCTAAGGATTCTCTGCCTAGCGGTAACTCAGGTAAGATTATTAAAGGTACAGAGATTGATACCGAGTATAATGCTATTGCGTCTGCTATCTCTTCTAAGGCAGATACGGACAGTCCTACCTTTACTGGTACGCCTCTAGCACCTACTCAGGCTACTGCTACAACCAGCAACACTCAGATTGCTACCACTGCCTTTGTACAGGCTGCTATTGCCGCTGCTAATGTTGTTCCTGCAGGTACGATTGTTCTCTGGTCTGGGTCTGTAGCAAGTATCCCAACTGGTTGGGTTTTATGTAACGGATCTAACAGCACTCCTGACCTTCGTAATCGCTTTGTTGTTGGTGCTGGTTCTACCTATGCTGTAGGAGCTACTGGTGGTTCTGCTGATGCAATTACTATTGCACACACCCACACTGGTACTACTGTATCTGCAGGCGATCACAACCATACGATATCTTTAAGTAACCAAAGCAATCAAAACGGTACTGTATCTGGTGGTGGAACTGTTCCTGCAACGTCTTCTTCGACAGGAACTACATCAACTGCTGGAGCACACACCCACACCTTTACCACAGATTCTACTGGTTCATCTGGCACTAACGCTAACCTGCCGCCGTACTATGCGTTGTGCTACATTATGAAGACCTGATGTATAAAGTAATACCAATAGCAAACGAAAGTAATTTAAAGTTTAACTGTACGCAATGTGGACTGTGCTGTAAAGCACTTAATTGTCAATACTTAACAAAAGACAATTTATGTTCGATTTACGAAACTAGACCACTAATATGTAACATTGATGCTGGATACGAACTACACAAAGATAAGATGACAAAGAGGGAATGGTTTATGTTAAACGAACAATATTGTAACATTTTACAGGCACAGGAGAAATAACATGGCATGGCCTATTGTAGCCGCTGCTGGCGCAAATTTACTCGGTAGTTATCTTTCTGGCAGATCTGCTGAACGAGCCGCTAGAACATCCGCTGATGCACAAATTGAAGCAGCTAATAGAGCCGCTGCAGCTAGTGCATTTAGGCCAGTAGGGGTTTCTACTCGGTTTGGTACTTCACAGTTTCAGATGGGAACTGACCAGTACGGTAACCCTATTGTAACTAGTGCAGGCTATACAGCTTCTCCAGAGGTTCGTGCCTATCAAGACAGATTAGCTGCTTTAGCTGGTCAAGGTCTTGGTGAAGCAGAAGGCGCTCAAGCATTCGGAATGCCTCTGCGAGAGGCTGGTCAGAGGCTGTTTGGTCTTGGTGCTGGTTATCTAGCAGAGTCTCCAGAAGCCGCTAGACAACGTGCATTTGGTATGCTTCAGGATGTACGCAGACCTGAACAAATCCGTGAAGAGAACAGGTTAGCCGCTACTGCATTTGGTCGTGGTCGTGCTGGTGTGAACATTGGTGGTGCAGGACAGCCTGAGTTGTTTGCTCTTGCTCGTGCTAGAGAAGAACAGCGCGCTCGTGATGCTTTGGCAGCAGAACAACTTGCTCAACAGCAGATTGGCTTTGGTGCTGGATTGTTTGGTACTGGTGCTGGTCTTGAGTCTACTCGCCTTGCTTTACAAAGTACAGCATTGTCACCGTTTATGACTGCTTTTGGCGCTCAACAGTCTCTAGAACAGGCCGCAATGCAACCGCTTGAAATTGGTACTCAACTCGGCGGTCGTAATGTTAATGTGGCTGGTTCTAATGCTATGTTACAAGGTGGGTTAGGAGCCGCAAGAACACAACTACAAGGTAGTTTAGTTGGTCCTTCTCTTATGGCAGAAAGCGCATCAAGAGTTAATTATGGACAATTGTTTGATCGTCTTATGGGACAGCGCACAGCCCCTGGTGTTAATGTGTCTGGTTTTGGGTTTAGTGGTCCTCAACTAACTGCAGAACAGGCATCAAGTTGGTGGGGAGGAGAACAGTTTCAACCTCCTGCTCCAACACTTCAACCAACTTTATTTAATGCTGCTGGTGATTGGTGGGCTTAACTTTTTACTTTAGGAATTAAATATGGCTATCGAATCTTTATTTGGACCTTCTGTAGCAGACATACAAGAACTTCGTAGACGACAAGCAGAAAGTGAAATTGCTGCTTCTGGTCAAGAGTTTGGTGTCTTTGCTCCTTTGTATCGTGCTGGTAGCCGCTTTGGAAGACAGGCTACTGAAAGTCTTTTGGGCACACAAGACCCAATGCTAAAGAAAGCTACAGATATTCAGTCTGTTTTATCTAAGTACCAAGGACAAGATTTAACAAGTAGCGAAACATTAAAAAATATCTCTGGTGAATTAGCCAATCTTGGGTATTCAAATGAGTCCGTACTTGCGGCAAGAGAATCACAACAAGCTAGGGCAAGAGAAGCAGCATTTCGGAAGTCTGCAATAGAAGAACAAAAGGCTTTACTATCTACAGCACAAGAACTTCAGCTTCGTCAAGAATTAGCTGCTTTAGGTCCTAATGCAACTGAAGACCAAGTTTTAACTGTTGTTACTAAGTACGGTACTCCAGATAAAATTTTAGCTGCTCTTACTTCGGCACAATCCCGTAGAGCACAATTAGCACAGCAGCGTGAGATTGCTGATATGCGTCTTGATCTACAAAGACAAGGTTTAGCTTTGCGTAGAGATATTCAAGATACTAAAATTGTAGAAAAAGATGAGAAAAAACAAGCTGCTGCAGAAGGAGCTATTGCTAATGCAGGACGAGTTATTTCAACCGTTACTGAGGCCAAGCAATTAGTTGGTCCGTTTACTGCTGGTGTTGGTGGATACTTGGCTGTTCTTCCTTCTACTGATGCTCGTAAGTTACAGAATAAACTAACAACAATTAAAGCAAACCTTGGCTTTGATCGTCTACAACAAATGCGTGATGCTTCTCCGACTGGTGGCGCATTAGGTCAGGTTGCTGTTCGAGAGATTGAGTTTTTACAATCTACTGTTGCATCACTTGACCAGCTTGAGTCTCCTGCTGATATTACTGCTGCTTTGAATAAGATTGAACAGCATTATACAAATTGGAAATCAGCACTAGAAGGAAAACTTCCTGCAAGTTATCAAGCAGGTGGGGGAGCATCTGCAGTGCCTGCCGCACCTCAAGGACTTCCGTCTGGGGTTACTGTTAGACAAGTACGATAGGGATAAATAATGCCGACTTATCAAATTACAATACCAGGACAGGGGACTTTTGAAGTCTCTTCTCCTTCTCCATTGACTGAACAGCAGGCATATCAGGCGGCATTACAACAGACTCAGGGCCGTAGCATGACTACTACGCCTGAGATGACCTTTCTTAGCACTCCTACAGCCTCTGCAGAGGTTCCTGTTCCTGAAGCAGGTATTAGAGAGCGTTTAGCCGCTACAGGAGCACAACCTAGAGTGGCTCCTACACCTTCTGCAGGACTTCGAGCAGAGTCGCTAGCCAAAGGAGCTATTATTGATCCTCTTGCGGCTATTGCACAGATGGTTGGTGGATCAGAGACAAGACAAAGACTGGCTACCAGAGAAGAAGAGTTCCAACAGAAACGAGCAAGAGAAGGCTCTGTTGGCACAGATTGGTTTAGATTAGGTGGTAATGTTGCTTCGTCTATCCTTCCTGGTGTAGCAGGTGCTAGGGTTGTACAGGTCGCAGGTGGTGGAAAAGTGCTACAAGGGGTTGGAGCAGGTGCTGCTGGTGGTGTGGTTATGCCTGTTACTCAGACCGTAGAAGAAGCCGCAGATCCTGATCAGTTTGCTCTTCAGAAACTTAAAGATGTAGGCTTTTCTGGCGCTGTGGGTGGTGTTGTGTCTAAGATCGGTTCAGCACTAACTCCAGAACTTCAAGCAGGTGTTCGTGAGCAACTAGCGGCTGGTGTACGAGTTCCTCCTGGGCAGGCTTACGGTGGAGCACCTGGGTGGGTTTTCCGTCAGATGGAATCAATTGGTTTTGGTCCTTCTGAAAGAGCAATTCGTAATTCTTTTACTAGATCCGCTGCTGAAGAAGTATTAGACGGTGTTCAGGATGTGGCTACTGGAGCAGCAATTACTGTTCCTAAAAACATTAAAGATGGTATGCAACTGTCTGGTTGGTTAAAGAACACACTTGAAAAGTATTATGATGATGTATTTGATAAACTTGGAAAAGTAACTCCTGATCAAGGATTTGCTGATGATCTTCGGAATGTTGTAGCAGCTAATGTTCCAGATATGTCACCAAGAGCACAGAACATTTTTCAAAATAGCATCCAAAAGGAAATTATTGATCAGTTCTCACTAGGTCCTGTTCCAACAGGTGCTATTGCTCCGATGGGAATGAAACAGATTCCTGTTATGGATGGTACAAAATTAAAAAGCATCAATAACTACTTAAAAGAGCAAGTAGAAAAGTATGGTAAGAAAACTGGAGCAGATAACGAAGCCCTAGCATCTGCCTACGAAGATGCGCTAAATGCTTTTAGATCATATACATCTAGGATAGACACCACTGGTTTGCTTGCTCAAGGTGACAATGCTTGGGCTAAGCTGTACAGGTTTGCTGATGCCGCTTCAACCGCTAAAGCAATTCAACAGTTTGGTGGTAGTTTTTCTGCTGCAGAACTAGCTGGAGCAGCCACTAGGCAAGCTACCACTCTGCAGGCTGGAGCAGGTGCTGGTCCTATGGGAGAGTTTGCTCGTAGAGGCGTAGGAGTGCTTGGAGGAGAGCCAGATGTGCTGTCTGCTGGTTATAGACAGGCTGTTATTGCAGGCAAAGTAGCAACTGGAGGAGCCTTAGCGGTGTTTACTCCACAGTTTGCTATTCCTCTGCTTGTTGCCTCTGGTGTTTCGTATAAAACTGCTCAGGCACTGATGAAAAATCCAGGAGCTACAAGAATTGCTGTAGAGAAAGCAATCCAGAAGTTAGGTCCACAAGCTGTAGGTGCAGTCTTAGCAAGAGAAGAAGCAAAACCAGCAACAGTAGAATAACTACAATGAGTGACCCTATACAGACAACTAGGGCTGCTCTCTCAGGGATTAAGGAAGCGGTACAGGTTGGCAGAGAGATTAAGGAAACTGCCAATGAAGTTAATGCTTTCTTAGACGAAGAAGCCAAAGCTCGTGTAGCCTGGAAGAGAAAGCAGCAGCAGATTGAACGCCGTGGTGACATGATGTTCATGAATGCCTATGAAGAATACAAGATCATCAGGCAGATCAAGGACGCAGAGATGGAGATGTATAAGCAGATTGAGCAGGAGTATGGTAGGTCTGCTGTCTCTGAGGTCAAGTCACTAATCACACAGATGCGTAAACAGCACCTAGAATTAAATGATGAGTTTTACAGGAAGCGTATGGAGTTTAGGCGTGAAGTGCTTGGTCTGCTAATAGCATCGGCAGTGGTGTATGGAATCTTTAAAATGATTGGAGTGTTTTAATGTTATCTTTACTATCTACCCTAGGTGGTCTGCTTATCTCTGGCCTGCCTAAAGTACTAGACTTCTTCCAAGACAAGGCTGATAAGGCTCAGGAACTGAAGCTGGCTCAGATACAGACAGAGCGTGAGCTAGCCTTGGCAGAGCGTGGCTTCATAGCACAGCAGAAGGTTGAAGAAATAAGGACAGATCAGATCGCTATGCAGGCTGAAGCACAGATGCAGAATGCTGCCTTGGCACACGATCAGAAGGTCCTAGATAAGGCTTCTAAGTGGGTCGTTAACTACGTTGGTACAGTACGGCCTACTGTAACTTATATCTTAATTCTGGAGTTGGTAGCAATCAACATCTGGATCATGTGGCATATTTTTTCACTACCTGGTGTTATAAATAACATCGATGATGTGCTGAAGTTTGCTGACGTGGTGTTCAGCCAGGATGAGATGGCTATGCTTGGCGGGATAGTGGGCTACTGGTTTGGCAGCAGAGGCTGGGCTAAGAAGTGAAGGTATCAAAGCAGTGCATTGAGATGATCAAGCACCATGAAGGTGTACGGACAAGACCATACCGTTGTCCTGCTCTGCTCTGGACAGTCGGTGTAGGCCATGTTATAGACCCTAACCACATAAAGGTTAAGTTTGAAGACAGAAAGAATATCGCACTACCAGATGAATGGAACAGAGTTCTATCAATGGCTGAAGTGGATAGAATCCTGGCAGAGGACTTGGCTAACTTCGAGCGAGGTGTGCTACGACTATGCCCTACTGGCCTCACTCAAGGCAGGTTTGATGCTCTGGTGTCCTTCAGTTTTAATGTCGGCCTCGGCAACCTCCAAAGATCCACAATCAGAATGAAGCATAATCGTGGAGACTTTGAAGAGGCTGCTGAAGCCTTTATGCAGTGGACTAAGGCAGGCGGTAAAGAGCTTCCTGGTCTAGTAAAGCGTAGGAAAGACGAGAAAGCCCTGTACTCTACTGCCAGCCAAACAGAAGACGAATAAACAACAGATCAACAACTAAGTAGTTTATATCGTCCTCGTCTGTTACAAACTCAAAGCCTAGCATTATTCCTGCTATAAGAGATAGTTCTAGTTTCATATTAGATCTCGCAGTGGCCTGCTACACAGGCTAATGTTTGTGCTCCTTCCACGTTGTCGTCCTCCTCTTTAAGATCATCCCATGCAATTGATGTAGGCATCTTAGCAAGAAGTTCCTCGTACTGCTCTTTAGTGCATTCCTCATAAGGAGCTTGGCGATAAGTGCCTCCATCCCAAGGCAGGAACGATATACCAGAGATTTCATCAAAGTTCCTCCATACCCACGCACCAACATCCATCCACTCGTCTTCCTTAACAGAGATAGTGACAGAAGGCTTATGCTCACACCAGTGACGCTGATACATCAACCACAGGTCTAGGTGCTGCAAAGCAGTCAAGTGATCACGAGTCCTAGCATTCTCTGGTGCTTTCACTGGGAAAGAAAACACAGCAGTGCTATCAGGACGCATTACACAATCCTCAGTAGGAATACCTGCTTCTGTCAAAAACTTCGTAAGAGGGTCTTTCTTATCGCCTCGAACCCTGCGAATATAATAAGGGCTATGTCTAGTATGAATACCAGAGGCAGAATTAACAAGCTGAGACACAGTACCAGAAGGTTTGACACAAGTGATCGCAGCAGACTGAGGGACTTTAAGAATAGCTGCAAACTCAGCATTGGTATTAACAGAAACTTTCCGCAGTTGTTCAAGAGCCTTCGCAGTGCTGTCACTAACCTCTCCCATCCATTTGTTATCTAGAATACCAGTCAAGGACACACCAAGCAGACGCTCCTCCTCGGTGTTCTTCTGCCAAATCTTACGCAGATATGGGAAGTGTGTCAGAGTGCTCTGGAATGTACCTAAAATAGTAGCTATTCGTACCTTACGAGCTAAGGACTCTACGGTGTCTTCTGCGCGTACAACGACTTCTGTAAGGTTACAGAACTGATAGGGTCGTAGTATGATTTCGCTACAGGGGTTAGTTCCGAAGTCATAATTCGCATCACGCCTTCCGTTCTTTGTAGCTTGACTCTTACTTGCGGCTCGTGAGAAGATACCGCGCTCTCCAGAATGACTGTTGTAAAGGCTTGTCCATTCTTGGAGAAACTGTCCAATATCTGGTTTAGCATTGTAAGTTGCTGAGTTGTTAGCAAGTGCTCTATGTCCATTGTGTGTCCACCAATCTCCTGATTTAGCATGACGCATCCGATCATCTTCCAGATCAGACAGCGATATCATTGCACTCCTTCGTACTCCACCCACAACAACAACTTCCCCGA